AAGACAGCGTGGTTGGTACAATGATACGAAATCTAATGAATCGTGAATTTATTATTAAACCTGGATGTTTTGGTTCAGAATTATTGTCCGAGATTCCGAGAAATACAGTAAAAGAATTTGTCAAAGATAATGGGTTTTATATACAGATGGATCTCTCTTCTATAGAGGAATATAAAACTACGGAAAAGGGGGGCTCGGAATTATCGCGTCTAATTCCGCGTAGATGTTGCGTTTTTGAAGCGCGGAAATATGCAAATACAGCGTTCAATTGTAATCATAAAGATACATCAAATAAAGATTTATATTTGATCTATCGCGATCATTGGACATACTACGCCTCATTTTCTCCGTTGTGGCGCGAAAGAATAGACCGGCACAATGGATATGTAAACAATGAACTAAAGACCGTTACATTTGAAAACGAAGACGACCAAGACAACTTTTACGACGAATTCGGATACGAACCCGACGAACAACCTAAAGAGATTCTGGATAAGTGGATCGGTCTTATAATATGAAATGGAGAGATCGTAGGTTCCCTACTTAAAGCAGCATTATCCACCGGGACCCCAGGAAAATTATAACAGTTTTCATCCAGAGATCTTATGATGGAAAAATGTAAGGAATTGGAATGCTCCCGAAGGGCGGGAGGGGGTAAGGGGGAACCGGGGGTTCCCCCTATTTAAAGAGAATAAGTCATTGCCGTCGTGAGTCCCATTAATGTTCCACCCCACAACGTATCCGTTATAGCCAAAGTCAAATCCCATTTTTTTAGCAACGCGTATGTCGTGGAATCGTACACGCCGTAAATGACTATACCAAAGAAAAAGGCTTCAAGAACGGACCGGTGCGGACGTATGATAAAATAGTATAGACCAAGAATCAATAAAATATAACATACAATGGCTGGGATTATTTTTACTTTGAGGGCTACGCGTTGCACCGTGATTACCTGGTTTTCAAACGCGGCTTTATTGAAACTCAAATAGATGAAATCCAAAAGAACAAAAATAATCGCAGGAAAAAGCAACTGTTTCGCAATATTCATGTATATATATTGATTATATATTATCCATAACGACGGCTTCCTCGGTAGAAGGTTGCGGTTCTTCTTTTATTGTTTCTCTTATCGTTTCTCTTATCGTTTCTCTCATCGTTTCTCTTATCGGTTCGCTTACTAAATTGTCTTGATTCGCTTCTTTCGAAGAATCAACTTTTGTATCAGCAGACAAAGGCATTTGCTCTTTCTCTTGATCTTGCTCTAAAATAATTTCTTTTTGAACCGGTGGTTTAATCTTGGTAATTTTTTTGGTAATATTCTGTTGCTGAAGCCAGTGAATCGTCAAGTTCGGTAAATTCGAAACACAATTCATAATCGTTGTATACGAAACACCGGTGACGAAAGTATTCGCCTCTGAATATTCGATGCTATACCACCAATAAGGCGGAATATACAAAACATATCCTTTTAAAACATCGAATTCAATAAACTTGGTTTTCTCGTAATCTTTCATAAAGTGCGGCTGCGGATTCACAGGATGAACGGGCGACCGAAATTCGTAATTCTCGTAATCTACAACGGGATGTAAATATTTATGGCTTTTCCAAGGCGTCATCTTCACATGAATTTTGCCCGTGGTCACACATAAAAACTGGCGATAATAGGTATGATATCGTAGAGGCGTCACAGAATTGGCAGAACCAAAACATAAATCGTAATTGCGCCGGATTGTGAAATTGGGTTTCAAATAATCGTCCATCGACTGTACGATTTTCAACATACCCGATTCGTCTAAAAAGTCCTCGTTATTTTCCGAAAAGAAATGTGCGGCATTATCGTTTTCAAAGAGATTCATTGTGCTCGTTAAAGATAATGCGACCGCGTCCACATTTTTACTCTCCTTGTAATAATCATGCGCGTCCTTTATTTTCACATCATAGGAACCGTATTTTATAATAGATCGGTGCGATAAATCGTAAAAGAAATTCGGATCTACTGCAAAAAAATTAAATAAAACGGGCTGTCGAATCTCGCATATATCTTGCAAATATTGATTATTGGAATAATCCATTTCATATATGTCTAAATCTTCGCTTTTTTTGAATTGGTTCATTACATAGACGTACAAAAACAAAACAATTAAAAAAAGACAAATTGGTATTAAAACATTCATTGGACCGTATACTATTTGTCGATTGATTTTAATATTTTGTTAAACGCGTAAGGGTGGTAAGAAAATTGATTAATATAATGTATTTATAGCGTTTAGTAAATTGAGAGAATGGAGGAATCGAAACCCAAGAGAACAAGGAGAAAAAGGTGCCAAGGTGGTCAACCTAAGTGTAAAAATTATGTGGACAGCTATAAAGACGTTGAAGGTGTTGGTTGCTGCGAACAATGCGATAAATACATCGACGAAAATCCATATGATCCTTACTGGGAACAAATGGAACAAGCGTTTGAATTTTCGAAGGAATATGAAGAATTGGTGACCAAAGATTTACTCGAAGATCACGATGCTTATGAAAAAGCTTTTGAAAAATATCAAGAAAGTTATGAACCTTGGCCTAAAATGAGAAGACGCATGGCTGCAAGAAATATCTAGGGGCAAGGGGTCTGATGACCCCACGGGTCCCCCCCTAATCATTGCTCAACTTGGGCGCCAAATAAAACGTCATCTGTGCACCTTCTTCTCCCAGCTTATACAACATCTTCATCGGATAATTGTCGCAAATCGAAATATTCACGTCCTTGGACAACTTGCTATACATACAGAACATATGCATATAGTTCAAACTAAAGGAAATGTCTAGCGTATCGCCTTCATTGATCGAAAACTCGGTCAAATCCTCAATAGGAATATTTACCGACATTTTTCCTAAGTCCACGCTATTTGACAGTAGATCGATTCTATCCTCGGAACACTTAATTTCCAAGCAATCGCCAAACATTTTCATCTGGTTTATCATGTTCGAATAATTCGACGAAGAAAGCGAAAACTCGGCCTGATAATCAATCTCAGGAATGACCATCATCTCCTCGTCAATATTCATGAGAGGGAGCTCAAAATGTTTATCAAATGCAACCTTGGACTCGCCGACGAAATCCACTAGCAATTTATCCGAATTCTCTTGATCGAACTTGATGATCAAATTCTGCGACTTATCGCGCGTGTTTAAGACGCGGAACAACAAACTCGAACTGATTCCGATCAAAATTGTACCCTGGTCCTCGTGCTGATAAACGTCGAACCACGTCGCGGGAAGCGTAATTTCGAAAATGGAAACACGCGCACTATCCATACCTTGGATAAACATGCGCTCGGACTCAAACATGATGTTGATATTGTCTGTAAATAGTTTCATATGCTGAAAGATGGTGGCAAAAGTCTCGGCTTTCACGGGGCTCGTAAGTTGAATATTCATGATTGCGGATTTGTTATGATAAAACTATAACAAATCCTTTAATCAATTTTTTTTCCTTTGTTTTTTCTGAGGTGAAGATAATCGATAAACGCCAAAAACATATATAGATATATTTTTACTATATTTATTTATATGACGAGAGAACCCGAAAGACTTGATGTCAGTGTTCCATGGGTGGAAAAGTATCGCCCCACCCAATTCGATAATATCGTCTTGGACCCCACAAACCGCGAAATCTTCAACAACATTTTACAAAAGAAGTATTTCCCGAATTTATTATTTTACGGACCCCCGGGTACGGGCAAAACGACCACTATCATTAATTTGATCAACGAATATCAGACGAAACATACAAAACCGAATAAAAGTAATATTATTCATTTGAATGCATCCGACGAGCGTGGTATAGATATAATTCGCAATCAAATCCTGTCTTTCGTGAAATCGATGAATCTTTTCGAAACGGGACTCAAATTTGTCGTCTTGGACGAGGTCGATTATATGACAAAAAACGCACAACAGGCGCTAAAATATTTGCTACAAACTTCGTCGAATAATGTGCGATTTTGCCTGATTTGTAATTATATCAGTAAAATCGACGAGTCTTTACGAAACGAGTTCATCTGTATCCGGTTCAATCAATTGCCGAAAACGGATATTTATCATTTTATTAAAACGATTTCTTTGAAAGAAAAAATCAAAATATCGGACGATGCAATACAGACCATACAGACCATGTTTCATTCCGATATTCGCAGCATGATCAATTTCTTACAGCTGAACCAAAATTTGGAACTCGATGAATGGAATAAAAATATAATCAATCCATCTTTACTGGAAAAAATATATTCTATTTTAACAAGTCCTGAAGCGACTGAAGTTGCGCGATTTATGGAATACATACAAAATATAAGTATTCAATATAATATTGATAAAAAACATATTATTTTATCTTTTTATAATTATGTGATTCGTAATCATAGCGACAAAATAACACCCAAGTTCTTATCGATTGTGGAAAAGACGACACATTCGAGTGATGCGAAAATCGATTATATTATACGGTATTTTTTTGTACATGTGGGTGCGGAACTCAGGTTCAGGGAACCTACGGTTCCCCGAACCCCTCCCTTTCAGGAAACCTACGGTTTCCCGAACCCTTCCCTTAATCAAATTTTTGTCACCTCGCCGAACCTTAATTAAAAGTTTTCACCTCACCGAACCTTAATTAAATTTTTGTCACCTCGCCGAACCTTAATTAAAATTTTATCACCTCACCGGAGGGAGGGGTTCGGGGAACCGTAGGTTCCCTGAGTAGGTTCCCTGAGTGGGTTCCCTGAAATATACATCTATTCTATTCTTCAAGGTCTCTATAAAATAACCACTAGGTGGAGTAGACGAAATCGTCCCATTTAAATCGGACGCCACTTCGAGTTGATTATTATAATCCACGTATTTTGGATTATAAAAGTTATTCACGTTATTTATCTTTTTTGGAAGCTCAATCTTAATGGGCTCACGTTCAGTTGTATTTGCTCGAAGTTTTGTCATAATAACAATACAAGGGATAATTATTTTTCCAAAAATAGAAAATTGAAAGTACATAAAGCGAACACGAAGATCCATATAGAAATGGAAACATCGATAAATACAGTGGACGACGAATGGCAGGCTTTTCTGAATAATGGATCTACCTTTGATTCAGACCCCAGTTCAGAAAAATCAGAACAGGCAATTATAGATAGAGAAATGCCTAAATGCGACGAACTGTATATTTCAACCAAGACTAAAGTTCTCTTCTTGAATCAAGCGATAGATATTCATCGCGCTTTTTGGAATATTCCGATTATTGAATATTGGAAACCCATTAGCGGGGTAGTAAAGAAACAAATGAAGATTGTATCGAAGACACCAGAGGAGTACGAAGAATATGCAAAACAATTGGAATCGATCCCTTATTATAGCGAGCATATCATTAAACAGATCAATAATCCCACCGCACGCAGAATCAAGTTCAAGGATGAGCGTAAACTTACGGTCGGACTATCGAAAAAAGATATTATGAATTGCCGAGGAAAGGTGAAGAACGCCTTTTATAACTGTTTCGCGATTATTTTGAGATTCCGGTATGACGGTCTCTTCCGTGAGATCCACGTCAAGATTTTCAATACTGGAAAAATGGAGATTCCGGGTATTTTGAACGCGGGACTTTTGGTCGAAGTGAAAAAAATGATTTTGGATTTAATGCAGACTTATGCAGGCTCTGAATCAGAGATTGATTTCGTGGAGAACGAAAAAGAAGACAGTGTATTGATTAATTCTAATTTCAATTGCGGATTTTACATTCATCGAGATCGTCTATATTCCATTTTGAGAAGCGACAAGTATAAACTGGAAGCCGCGTTTGATCCATGTAGCTACCCCGGAGTCAAATGTAAGTTTTATTTCAATAACGAAATCGGATTCGACTCTGCGCTACAAACCGGTATTGTTTCTAATAACGATCAAAAAATGAAATTGAGCGAACTAAATGACAATAAGAAGTATACCGAGGTTTCGTTCATGATATTTCGTACGGGGAGTTGTCTCATCGTTGGCAATTGCTCGGAGCCCATTTTGTACTTCATCTTCGATTTCATCAAAGGTATTTTAACCGCGGAATATGAAAATATATGTTCGTCTTCGGATGAACCCGTTGTAAAAATAAAAAAGAATAAGTTGAGGAAGAAGACGATATTGGTTACGAAATCGTCTTGATTTATATACATTGTGTTTAAAAATTGAATACTTATATTTTTTGATATAGATACGGTAAAATGAATCTATTGCATCTTCTATCGGGAGATATGAATTCTATGTTCGAAAACGAACAGTTTTTGGACGGATTGCTTATACAAGAACGAAAGCGTCGAATCGAATACGAAGGCCCGAACGCGTCGGACCTCAAAATAGTAACAGAATTCAACGGAACACAATATAAAATTCGCGAAAACGGGAAGACATGGTCAAGAGACGAACCGTGTGTCCAATGCACCGAAAACGAATGTCTAAACTACTTGATCGAACTTTCCGAAAGAACGCCTGTCAAATATATCTATGGAGAAGTAGCATCCATATGCAATAATCCTTTCAACAACAATCTCTTACACTCTTTGTGCGCTTGGCGTAAACACATTAAAGAAACATTTATTATTGAGAAACCGGCAGGTCAAGAAAAGTGGAAACGATATTCAATTTGTACATCAGAACTCACGTTTCTAGGTAGATCTACAGGAACTGGAGGAATCATTGGAGCCGTATCTCTTACTGAAAAACGCATTTGTTCCTTGTCTATGCTCGTTTCTCTTATTGACGACGGCGTAAAATGTCTTTCCGCCGGATTTGCTCTACTTATAGCCATGTATATGGATTGGGATCTATATACAGAGGAAAACTCGAATATTATAACGCGTTTACTTAAAAAAGTAAGAAAGGACCGAAAGGTAGGTCTAGAAACATATACAGGAACCCCATGGTATACCATGTTCAAATGCGTTATAGAAAGACGTAGAATCCCAGACACGTTGAAAGAAATCATATTGAGTCGCGCACACCTTCCTTAACGGAATGCGCTATAAAAAAACGTACAAAAAAACTTACGAAATTCTTTTTTATCTTCACTTAAAGCAAGATCTCGATATTTGCGTTCAGTGGATTCGTCGCATATAATTGAGTATAATTCAAAACGATCTTTTTTACAATGATGTTTTTTTAAAATATAATATAGTTATTTTAATTATTTTTGAATTTTATGAAAATCTA